CAAGCACGTCAACAGTTTAATGCTTCTGACCAAGAGTTTAATGATTATGTTAAGATGATGTCTGACCCTCAGTCTATGAGCTTTGAAAATACTTGGAGGTTATTTCAATTGAACAAAGGACAGAGAGTACAACCTGCTGCTCAACCAGCACCAAGTGCTGCATTTCAGCAGACCAGGAAAGCACAATCTATCCCAAGTTCTATGGGCGTCCTGCCTTCTCAAAACACTAACGTGGAACAGAAGAGTGCAGGAGATAAACTAATGGACTCAATAATCGCTGATAATGATAGATTTAATATTATCTAATGATTATTGAATTAAAATAGGGGATTATTACACATGGCTAATCAATATAGTATTTCGCCAGGTGGTACAATGCAATCTAGCTCTATTGACCATTCAAGAAGAATGTTCAACTTTGGAGAAAGAATTGCAGAGTTAGCACCACAACAATCTCCGTTTTTTACATATTTATCCAAGGTAGCCAAAAAGCCAACTGATGACCCAGTTTTTAAATTTTTAGAACAGCGTCATCAATATCAAAGACGTAACGGTAATATTGCACAAGCTAAGACAACTGCTGCTTTTTCAAGCGGTGCTGTTGCAGATACTGCAAGCGTACGTTTAGATGTGCCTTATGATAAATATGGAAGAACGGTAACAACTGCTGTTAGACCAGAGTTTTTGCTAGATAGACAAGTAATTGCTATCACAGCAGAGTATGATGCAAACGGTAGTGATGCAGGTGCAGGCAGTGAGACTGCTGCAGTTGCATATTTTATAGTAGATGGCACACCTGATGTATCTAATAGTGCATACACTGTTGTAAACTTAGAGTTTAAAGCAGTTTATTATGCACCAGACGGCACTAATGCAGGAGCCATTACACCAGCAGATAGTTCTAAGATTATTCTTAGAGACAATGCAAACTGGCAGATTGTCGGTTCAGCATTTGCTGAGGGTGGAACTGACCCAGAAGGTTGGAAAGATGAGTTCTTTGACAGAGAAGGATATGCACAGATTTTTAAAACTGCAGTTCCTTTATTCTCTGGAACAGCTTTAGCTACACGTTATAGAGGTACTGCTAATGAGTACAAGCGTGTATATGCTGAAAAGTTGATGGAACATAAAATGGATATGGAACACGCTATGTTATTTGGTATTGGCTCTGATGATTCTACATCAACAGGACCAATCAGAAGAACATGGGGTATTCTTCCTTTCACAGAAGCTTATGGTAGTGTAAAATCTTTTACATATGCTTCATCTGCATACGATGATTTCATTGATGCATTGGAAGATGTGTTCTCTCCAGAATCAGGTAACAGTGGAACTAAGCTAGTTCTTGCTTCAAGAAAAGTTATGTCCTGGATGAATAAGCTAGGTGCTAACTCTTTCATGGGTAACAACGCAGCATTAGGACACACAGTTACAACTAGTGGTGGAAGCAATGGTTTCACAGCTGACATACAGAATCTTAAAGGTTCTTTTGGTCATAACATTACAGCTATTAATACTATTTATGGTAATTTAGCTTTTGTTATGGAGCCATTATTTAGAGGACCTTGGGAAAATTATGCAGTCATGATTGACCTTAAGAACGTTGCTTACAGACCATTAGCTGGTAATGGAATATCAAGAGATACTCATGTTATTACTAATGTTCAGAATAACAACGTTGATGGTAGAAAAGATATGATTATAACCGAAGCAGGTTTAGAAGTCAATCTACCAGAAACTCACACTATTCTTAAGTTCGCTTAAGATTGTTAACCTAGTATATGGGGTAGTTAACTCTACCCCTTATGCTAATAATTAGGAAAGAAAGAAATGGCAGAAACAATTATAAATCAGTTTACAGAGAAAGAAAGGCTTGGTAAACAGGTATTAGATGTAATTACTGTAACGCTAACAACTGATGCAGAAACTATTGGTGATAATAAAGTTTTTGCTAAAGCTATAGAAATACCTTATGCAACTTCTATGAATGGTGGTTCAGGATTAATTAAATCAATTACAATACTTGACCAAACTACAACTGGACCTGCAATGGACATTGTGTTTAGTTCAGATAATACTGCAATTACTGATGACGAAGGAAAAGCGGTAGGTGAAGATGTTGCAGACTTAGATTCAGCATTAGTAAATATGCTTGGTGTAGTAAAGATAGTTGCAGGAGATTATACAGATTTAGCCGATGCAAGCTTAGGAAGTAAAAGCAATATTGACTTAGGAATACAAAGTGAAAGTGATAGTAAAAGCATTTATGCATCAGCTATAAATAGAAGCGGTGGAAACTATGTAGCAAGTGCAACAACTGTATTAAGAATGAAAATCACTATACAGAAAGACTAATGTCAAAGATTGTTACTAGTGTAAGTATTGGTGGTCCTTGGCAGTCAGGGACTGAAGAAGTAAATAACAATAGTAGACGTACATTAAATACAAAAGGAAGTAGTAATGAAAGTAGAAAAAGTAGTCAAAAAAGCCAAAAAAGAAGTAAAAAAAGAAGTTAAAAAACAAGCACCTAAAGTAACAAGAGGTGTATACACAAAGCAAGGTAGATGAGTTTTAGTAGTCAAATACAGCACTATACTGGAAGTGTAACTGGTTTTGATGACCAGATTACAACTTGGTTAAATGATGGAGTTAAATCTATTATAGCTAGAGCTGGTGCATTATCACCAGATTTATTATACAGATTTTCATCAACAAATTCATTAACTGGTAGTAGTGGCTTTGAGATTGGTAGTGGTAGAGTATTATATGTAGAACGAGATGCAGTAGATACTGGTACAGATTTACATGAGGCAAGGCTTATTCCTTTAAATCAAAAAAATCAATCAGCAGATACAAGTAGTATTTATTTTGCACCTACTACAGCACCTGTTTATTATGTAGATAATAACAAAGTATATATACTACCAGCACCAACATCAGACCAACCAGCTTCTATCGTAGTAGTAGATTATGGTACTGTAAATAATTCTGCAGAAACTATAAGCAATTTTCCAGTAGAGTTTTATAAACATGTTGTTCTTTGGGCATCAATGAATGTATTGCATGCTAAACTAATTAAACTTACTGAAACAACATTAGCATCTTTAGAAACAGAAATAACTACAGACGCTGCAGGTGCTTTAACAAAAGCAAAAAGACTGATGGAAGATGACGATAATCTTGCAAATGTAAATGCATCAGTGCATGATTTTATAACTAATGAAGATACAGAAATGGTATCTGCATCACTAAGTGCTATTACTACTGAATTAAATAGAGCTCAGAAACATATGGACAAATGGGCTGTAAGAGAGAAAAAATTAATTACAGAATATAATTGGACATCAGGACAATTAGCTTATGTAAAAGGAATGTATGAAGAGTGTTGGGCACCATATCAAGGTGTAACTGTTGCTAACGATAGTGCATATGCAGGAGATAGAAAATGACAGGTAAAGAAATGGTAGAGCTAGTACAACAACATCATCCTGAATTAGGACCACAAGAAATTATTAAGATGTTGAATAGAGCATCAGACGATTATACAGCAAGAACAAGATTATTAGATAGTGCAACAAAATTTACAACAGTTGCTAATCAAAGATATTATGGGCTAGATGGTAGCATATTAGAAATAAGAGCAGTAGATTATACTAATGATGAAGGTGAATTAGAAGCAATACCAAGATTAGTTGGTAGACCAACAATAAGGGATATAACATAATGGCATTAACAACAATTACAACAGGTGGTAATGACCAAGTAACTTGGCAACAATCTAGATGGGTTTATTGGATAGAACGTGATGGCATAGGTATTGCAAAATATAATCCTGTAGCAACAAGAAATAATGATGAGTTTACATCTCCTGAAGATGCAAGAGATGTATATCTATACTACTATAAAAAAGCAGCACATTATACTTTACCTAGTGTTAATGCTACAACATGGGAATCTGAAACCCATGAAATGCCAAGTCAATTTCATCAACATTTAGTAGAAAAAGCTATTGCTATGGGTTATGAATTAAAACCTAATGGTTTAGGACAAGCACAATATTTTGAACAAAAGTACGAAGCTGGAGTTAGAAGAGGTCGTAAGTTTGCATATAGAGGAAGGACATCTACAATTAAACAAATAAGTCCTACAGATTACTAATGCCTATGTTACAATGGACAAGAGGGGGTTTTGGAGATACAAGCTTTGACTTGTTAGGATTACCTTTTAATTCTAATGTTATGACAGAGTATGCTGTAACATTTGATGAAACAATCATAGGTAATTATACAGCCATATCACAACAAAGTGACCCTACATTTACTAATGTAGCACAACAATCTGCACCAACCTTTACTGCAATATCACAACAAAATAACCCAAGTAAAACAGACCAGTCACAACAAGGTGCTCCAACATTTACAGCTGTTACTGTTACAGCTCCAACTTACTCACCTACGTATATATAGGAGATATTATGGCAGGCAGTTTATCATCACCAAATTTAATTAAGGATGTATATACAAGTTTAGTATTTAGAAAATCAGATAACAAATTTTATTATGATTCAGGTTCAGCTGATGTAGAGCTATTAGATTTAGATAAGTTAGATAACTTTATAGAAGGAAGTAAACTAACATATAATAGTCCAGCACTATCATCAGGTAATATTTTTGAATTAGACAACAATTCTACAGAAGTGTTTTCTATAGATTATGCAGGTGTATTAAAGTTTAAGACTCAAGGTTCTACACCTACAGCAGTAACAGGTGGTTTGTATTTTGACGGTACAAGCATTTATTTAGGTCAAAGCTCGTAAAGGAAGGCAACAATGGCAACATGGAAAAAAATAGTAACAGAGTCTAGTAGTAATACTATAGCTCAAGCTACTACAGGTAATGCTGCAACTGCAACTGCTTTAGCCAATGGTAGAACTATAGGTATGACAGGAGATGTTGTATGGACTTCTGCCTCATTTGATGGCTCTGGCAATGTAACAGGTTCAGCAACTATTCAAGCAAACTCAGTAGCATTAGGTACTGATACAACAGGTAATTATGTAGCAACTGTAGCAGATTCAGGTACTGGTGGAATAACAGTAGCTAACTCTGGTTCAGAAACTGCAGGTGTAACATTAGAATTTGATATTAATGGTTTAACAGCAGCAGCTATAGCTAGTGGCGACCAAATAGCTTTCTCTGATGAAGGAGCTACTGGTGACCCATCTAAAAAAGAATCTATAGATGATATAGCTACTTTATTTGCTGGTACAGGATTATCTGCATCAAGTGCAGTAATATCTATAGATGCAGCACAAACAGGCATAACTTCACTATTAGCGACAGATATAAAGATTGGTGAAGATAATGAAACTAAAATAGATTTTGAAACAGCGAATGAAATACATTTTTATGCTAATAATGTTGAACAAGTATATGTGGCTGATAACATATTTGGACCACAAGCTGATAGTGATGTTGATTTAGGTACTACAGGTGTAAGATGGAAAGATGCTTATATAGATACTATTACAACAACAGGTGATTTAACAGTAGGTGGTGATGTTAGAGTAAATGGAAATGATATTAAAGCTAGTGATGGTACTACAGCTATTACTTTATCTGGTGCAGATGTAACAGTAGCAGGTGATTTAACTGTATCAGGAGATACAACTACATTAAATACTGCAACATTAGAAGTAGAAGATGCTACAGTAGTATTAGCAAAAGTAGGTTCTCCAACAACTACAACTGGTAATGGTGCTGGTGTAAATATATATACTAGTGCTACAGGAGCAGATACAGCAGAATTAGCTTGGATAAAAGACCAAGGTGCAGGTAACACTGATGGTGCTGGTACTGCAACAGGATTAACAGGATGGCATGTAAGAAATGCAATGACAAGTAATCATGTTGAGTTTCCTATAGCTGTTATGGAGTTTTCTACTAATTCAACAGCTCCAACTAATAATGCTGCAGGTGTTGGTACTTTTCACTATGATACTGGAGACGATAAACTTTATATTAGAACTGCTTAAGGAGAAACATAATGGCATTAACAGCTAAACAAAAAACGTTACCAAAAAAATTGCAACAAGCAATTTTAAAGAAAGCAAAGAAAGTTAATAGTAAACCTAGAGGAAAGAAGAAAAAATAATGGGTATTATAACAGATGGTAAACTTGTAGAAAAGCAAAAACAAGCACGCTTTACTATAAAAGATACTGAGTTGTTACTTAGAATATTTTTAGATGCACCTATGAGAGGTAAAGATATTGAACAAGGTATGAGTACCTTATTAAAATTAAAAGAAGTACATTCTCAATTACTAGAGAAAGAAAGTGATAGTATTATCTAATGGCTACCTGGAAACAATTAGCACAAATGGGAGACTTAGAAGGTGTTAATGTATTGTCTACTACTAATAGTAATGAAGCTGATACTAAATACTTAAGAGCAGATGGTGATGGCACTTGCAGTTGGCAAACTGTATCTGCTACTATTGGTGCAGCTCAAACTGGTATTGAGTCAATAAAAAATACTAGTTTAGTTGTAGGTAGAGATGATGATAACCTTATAAAATTTGGTACAGATAATCAAATTATATTTGAAGTATCAGGTGGTGATAATGTAATATTTAAAGCTAGTGGTGAAATAGAAGCTACAAGCTTAGATATATCAGGTGCTGCAGATATAGACGGTACAATAACAACCACTGCAGAAACTATTCAAAATTCTGGGAATGCTCTTCTATCAGTGATTTCTGAAAGTAGTGATGGAGATTCTGTTTCAGCAGTAACTCTTTCAAGAAACAATAATAGTAATCAAGTTGCTAATTTAGGTGTTAGAGATAATGAAAATATATTTAGAATAACAACTGGTTCAAATGTTGGTCCATCATATGCAAACTTAGGAGATTATAGTAGGCTTGCAATTAATGAAGTTGGTGATGGTATATTTATGACATCAACAGGAGTTGGTAGAATTGGTGCAAATACTATTTCAGTTGCAGATGATACAACAGTTTCTATTGCAGGAGCAGGAGAAGGAGCAATATGTCACATTTATGTTTATGAAAGAAGCAATGGTGCTGGAGCAATCTATACTGCGAATTACCACGGACCAACAAAACTTGTTACGCAAGATAATCCTATTGGAGGCTCTAACCCAGCTTGGCACTTTTATGCAGGTAGTTCTGGTACTGATGGAGGTATCAATGTTTATAAATCTAATTCAAGTCATACAATAACATTTGAAAACAAAACAGGTGGTACAAGAACATTTAAAATTATGGTAGTAGGTGCGGGTCAAGCAGCTGTTATATAAAGGAGTAAAGAATGAGTTTAACATATGTAATTAAAAGTTATGAAACAGATACTGACGATTCTTCAAAAACAAGAGTTGGTTTTTTTGTTACAGATGCTCAAGGTAATAAACTCGCAGTTGATAAACTTGTAACAACAGGTAGTAAATCAAAGAATAATATTGTTTCAGAAGCATTTGATTTAGCAAAAGATACAATAGATGATTGGGAATCTCAGTTTGAATTAGTAGGTAAAAATTTTAATCCTGATACTAAGGAAGTAGAGTAGTGGCTAAAATACAAGAAAACTCAGGAGTAAGTTTTAGTTTAAGTTTTCTTATACAAATACTTAGTGCAATAGTATTAGGTGTATGGGGTTATAGTCAGTTAGATAGTAGGATTAGTTTTTTAGAAACAACATCAAGTAATAACACAATGCATATTGAAAAAATACAATCTGATATGTTAGCATCACAAGATGCTCCTATAAGCTCAGACCATATTCAAAACACTTCAATTAGATTTTTAGAAACAATTGTTGCACAGCACGAAGCAGAAATAATGAAACTACAAGACAAAGTATATCAGTTAAATAGAATAATATCAATGAGGAGATAAGATGGGAATTAATTTTAAAGAAAAACTAGCAGAGCAACAAACAACATATAAGCAATTGGTATCTAATATAGACCAGTTACTTACTGCTAAAGTTAGATTAGAAGGAGCTATGGAAGTAACACAATCATATATAAAAGAATGTGGAGATAGTTGTTGTGATGAAGACTGTTGTAAAGATGAAAAGAAGAAAAAGTAATGCAAGGGTTTGAAGGCATAGCAGAGTTAGGGTTTGCAGGTCTTGCTGCAGTACTTCTATTTGGTGTATTTAAATGGATGACTGGTGAGTTAACTAAGAAGATTGATAATCTACAAAGTATTATAATTAAACTTATTGATGCTAAGAATGATATGAAAAATGAGTTTAAAGAGTTAAATGATGAAGTTACTGACCAGCTTAATTACATAGAAGCAAAACTAGGCAATGGGCGTGGTAGTAAACAAAGAAGAAAATCAGGGACATAATAGCATGAAAACTATTAAGATTATAAAGAACAATATAAAATACACAACTACACCAAAGAATGTAACGTTTGTATTTTTAGATAAAGAAAGATATTATGAGCGTTCAGGAAAATCAGTGGCGTGATGGGATAAGCTCAGACTTATCTGAGCTAAAAACAGATGTCAAATGGATTAAGGAAAATCTTGGACGAATGGATGGTAACCAACGTATCCTTGAGAAAAAGGTATCGTGGCTTAAGGGGGCTGGCACGTTTGTTAGTATCTTGCTTAGTAGCCTTCTTGCTCTGGTTACTTCTATGATGTTTACTGGATGTACTAGTCAAAGCAACCTAATAAAAGACCAGGATAATAAAATACATGACTATAGGAAATACATTTTATTTAGTCAGGACTCTACACAACAATGGTGTTATACACATGAACAATTTGAAACAATTAAAAAAGTAAATAGTTATAGTGATATGAGAAATACAATTAATAAAAATATTGAGATACAAGATGCGATGGGATGGAGGATATTCTAATGGCTAAGAAAAAAGGTGGAGCAAGTATGTCTGCATTAGCTAAAAAAGCTAAGTCTTCTGGCATATCTTTAGCTACATTAAAAAAAGTTTATAAAAGAGGTCAAGCTGCATACTTATCTAGTGGCAGTAGAAACGTACCTATGGCTGCATGGGCTATGGGTAGAGTTAACTCTTATATAAGAGGTAGTAGAAAACACGATACAGATTTAAGGGCATGAGTTCTTTAGGAGGATTATTTTTATATATGAATAGATTAGATAAAGCATTAAAGGATGTTGGTGGCAAAAAAACACAAAACTATAGGCATGGCGTACCTAGTAAATATTTAGAGGGTTCTGATAATCCAAAAGCAAGGGCAAAAGAAATATTAGCAACAGCTAAAGCATATAAAGAAGGTAAAAAAATAGATGTAAAAGCTGTTGAAAGAGCAAGAACTGGTAATAAAAAAAGGAGAACATAGTATGCCAATGGGAAAAGGAACATACGGTACAAAAGTAGGTAGACCATCTAAATCTAAGAATGGTACTAAAAAGAAAAATGGTAATGGTCCAAAGGTAGTAAATAAAAAGAAGAGGAAATAGAAATGGAATTATTAACTAATAACTGGGAATTGTTTGTAATAGGAGTATTAGTAATAGATAAGGTAGTTGCATTAAGTCCAACACCTTATGATGATATGTTATGGACAACTATTAAAAACATGATAAGTAAAGCTACAGGAAAGAAGATATGAGTATAGTATCAAGTTTAATTAAGAAACAAGTAAAGAAAAAGGGAGGACTTGCAGGTATCCTTATATGGGTAGGAGATATAGCAGTAAAAGCTACTCCTGATGTAAAGGATGATTTGCTCTGGAATAAAGTAAAAGCAATTTTAAAAAAATCTATGGATAAATAGTGGAATTAGCTTTTAACATTAAGGAACTATTAGACGACATAAAAGATAAAGTATATCCTGAGAAACCACCTATATGTACTACATGTTTATCAATAGATGTTGATGAAGTAGAAATAATAGGTGCACATGATAAAGCTTTATTTTGGGAGTGTTTAAATTGTAGTGAGTTTTTTTTACGATATGACAAAGAAGAAACAAAAAAGTACTTAGACAAAGCTAATGATTTATTTATTGATGTTAACGATGATACAATGGAGGCTTTATGCCAAGAAAGACCAAACTAGATAAGGGGGTTGTTAAAAGAGGAGTTGTATGTCCAGATAAACATTTTCCTTTAGCAGACCCTAAAGCTATTAGTTGTTTTTTACAAGCAATAGCTATTATCAAACCAGACTTCTATGTAGATATAGGAGATGTAGGCGAATGGGAAAGTGTATCTCATTGGCAATGGAAGAAGAAAAAAAGACCACCTTTAGAATATCAATTACCTTTTGTTACTGATGAAATAAAAAAGGTAAATGAAGAGTTAGATAAGGTAGATGAAGCATTAGACAAAGCAGGTTGCAAAACTAAATATATGTGTGAAGGCAACCATGATGATTGGCTAAACAGGTTTCACGAAGAAAA